CCGTAGTCGCCGACACAGTGCCAGTGCAGCCCGCTATCGCGCGAAACGCGATTGACTGCGCCACGCATGGTCGACGCGCGCACCTTGTGACGCGTCACCCAGCTGTAGTTCGCTTCGCCGCCGAAAGTGTCAGTGATCTCGACGAAGAAGAATCGGGGGGTTTTCATGGTGTAGGTCCTCAGTGTTTGAAATTCCAGAATCGACGCGCCGCGATGCGCTGCGTCGCTTCGCGCCATCCCTGCAGGTGTTGCGCCATTTCAGGCGTTGACTGCAGGCCGGTGGATCTTTCGAAGTGATCCACTAGGCCGCGCAGCCGGGATGCAGTGCGCTCCCCGTTGTTGAGGGTTTCGACAGCGCATTGGTATGCAAGAGGCAAGTGTGCGATGTTGTCCACGGTGTAGGGTCTCCTGAGGGTTAGGCAGTCATCGCCCATTTGTAGCAATGGATCAGCGCGCCCGACACTTGCGGGTTGCGCTGCGCTTCGGCGAGGATCCGGGCGCGATCCTCGTTCGTTTGCAGAATGAAATGCGACAGCGCGCGCTGTTCGTATGAAAGTAGCTTCGGGGCTTGCATGGTGGGGTTCCGAAGTGGGTTGCGATGCACAGATTATCGGCGAGCGAGTCTGCAAAAAACAGCAGAGATTTTTGAAGATCGGACCCCGTGAGAGCGAAAATTTTTGCACGGTCAGTCAGATTGTCGCCAAAATGCCCCCGCAGCGACAATCTGTGTGAGGCATTTCAAGCAATTTTTCGCTTGTGTTTTATAACCTACTGCAATATAGTCTCGGTTTATCACTACTTTCAGCAATAAACCGTGGCCAATCTTCACAGATTAGATGGTAATGACCCCGAAACCGGCGGGATTCTGTTCGTTTTCGACAATGGTTTGTCCAAGGCCGCCAGCTGGCGCAGTGCCGTGCCCGTCGACGACACGCTAGAGCTCGCGAAGCAGTGCGTGACGCAGGTAGTGCAGGCACTGCTAGATGGTGGCCACCACGAAGCCGTGCGCGGCACGAACTGGGCCTCAGCTGTCGCAGGCTGCCAGAAGCACATCAGTGACTGGAACCAGGCACTGCGCGCCGCCATCGGTCAGGCTGTGGACAAGATCCCGCTACAGCACTGAACTGCGGTTGACATAACACCCGCTGTCGCATGTTGACCCCGTTCCCTGTGCCCCGTGGCCTGTGGATAACGCGACGCGCGCCAGCGCTGGGCGTCTCGAGGATCGCGAGTGCCAGGCCACAGGTCTCGGGGAAAAGCCTCCAGGAAAAGAGGGGGTGGGGGAGGGGGAAGGGCCCGCAATCAGCGAGGGGGGTTACCCCCTCTGAGGGTCCCCACCCCCAGTTCCCCGGAACCCGAAACCCACGATCTTCGGTCTACGAAAAATTTTGCACGTTCGCATCTAGAACATTTGAGGCTTTTGCAAAAATTTGCAGAATCCAAAACCTGAAATTCGATCCGCATGCAAAAAATCGCAAACATCAGTCCACCACTTCCGACCAAGTGGGAGCACCTTTGCCAGCACTACGTGATGCATGGTTCAGCCCTCAAGGCCGCCAAGGACCTGAAGATGAACCGCGCCCACGCAGCCCGGCTGCTCAAGGACCCGCGCATCGCCAAGCGCATCCAGGAGATCCAGGCCGCAGAGTTTCAGGACCTGGGCATCACGGCCGAGCGCGTCAAGGAGGAACTGGCGCGCGTGGCCTTCGCCAGCGCCGCAGGGCTGTTCGACGAGGAGGGCCGGCTGATCCCGGTGCATGAGTTGCCCGACGACGTGGCCGCGACGATCACCGGCATCGACGTCGAGGTGCAACAGAAGATGCGCAAGGACGACGACGGCAACCTGGTGGCCGAAGACGTCGTGACGAAGAAGATCAAGCGCGCCGACAAGATGGCCGCGCTGGCGCTGCTGGCCCGGCACTTCAAAATCGTCGGCGCCGAGGACGACGGGGTGAATCAGCTGGCCACCGCGCTGGCGGATCGCCTGAACCGCGCCAAGCGCCGCATGGGCGAGGACTTTCCGCTCGAGGACGCGGAAGACGCCCGCTACGTCGAGCGCGTGCCGGAGCGCCCCACGGCGGCCGAAGAGGCGCGTATCATTGTCTCCGCGCCGCCGGCGGCTGAGCCGGACTCCAACCTCTGGGACTGACCTCATGAACAACTCCGGCAACAGCACCCACAAGCCCCGCGCCACCGACCCGCAGAAGTTCCGCGCCATCGCCACCGGCGTGGGCTACTCGCAGGGCGCCTCCTTCCGCACCGGCAGCGCCCGCGCGATCGAGGTGGTCGAGCACATGCCGCCGGCGCAGCGCCGTGCCGTGCCGGCCGCCGAGGGCTACCCGACCGCGGCCTTCGAAGGCGCGGCCGAGGCGGTCGCCATGGGCGACGTGGACGACGTGGCGATGCTGCCGACGATCAGAAGCACGCTGCGTTGACCGGTGGGCGGCAAGGGCAGTGGATGGTTCGGGCCGCGTCCACCCGGGTGGATGCCGCCGCAGCCCACCGACGGGTCGAAGCACGCCAACCAGAACACGAAAGGCACGCGGTCGTTCCAGCGCGTGCACAGCCCGAACAACTTCGCGGCAAAGGACTGGCGGCTCAACAACCCGGCGCAGAACAAGTTCCACGGCTACGTCCGTGAGACCTTCGACTACCCTGAACACCTCAAGATCCCCGTGCCAGTAGACACCCTGCGCGAGAAGTCGGACCCCTACGCTGGGTCGAAGATCGGCGAGTTGCTGGACAAGCTGGCCAGCTTCCACGACGACCCTGCGGGGTTCGTGCGCTGGGCCTTCCCGTGGGGCGAGAAGGGCACCATGCTCGAGGACATGACCGGTCCCGAGGAGTGGCAGCTTGACCAGATGACGCGAGTCGGCGAGCGCATCACCGCCGGCGGCATCGAGGGCGACGTGATCGAGGAGGACGTGTCCTCCGGCCACGGCATCGGGAAGTCGGCGCAGGTGTCCTGGTGGATCCTGTGGGCGATCAGCACGGCCGCGGACACCCGCGGCGTCGTCACGGCGAACACGGACAACCAGCTGCGCACGAAGACCTGGGCCGAACTCAGCAAGTGGTACCAGCTATTCATCGGCCGCCAGCTGTTCACGCTGACGGCCACCGCCATCTTCATCGCCGGCGACAAGGACCGCGAGAAGTCGTGGCGCATCGACCAGATCCCCTGGTCGAAGGAGAACACCGAGGCCTTCGCCGGCCTGCACAACCAGGGCAAGCGCATCCTGGTGATCTTCGACGAGGCCTCGGCGATCGACGACGCCATCTGGGAGGTGACCGAAGGCGCGCTGACCGACGCGCGCACGCAGATCCTGTGGCTGCGCTACGGGAACCCGACGAAGACCAGCGGCCGGTTCTTCAAGAACTGCACGCAGGGCAAGCGCAACACCTACACCCGCGTCGACAGCCGCACCGTCAGCTTCACCAACAAGGCGCAGATCGCCGCGTGGGTCGAGGAGTACGGCGAGGACAGCGACTTCGTGCGGGTGCGCGTCAAGGGCCAGTTCCCACGAGCCGGCTACGCGAACTTCATCAGCCCCGAGCTCACCATGCAGGCCCGCCGGCGCAAGCTGGGCGTGGAGGTCTACCAGGCCTACCCGAAGTTCCTCGCCGTCGACCCGGCGCGCTTCGGCGACGACTTCAGCGTCATCACGCTGCGCCAGGGCCTCAAGGTGCACTTCCAGGTGGCCCTGACCGGCTTCGACGGGCCGGACCTCGCCAGCCGGGTCTTTGAGATCTGCCGCAAGGAGGGCCAGATCGCCTGCATCGCCTACGACGCGATCGGCAACGGCGCCGACCTCGACTCGGCGCTGCGGCGCATGCCCGGCCTGCCGCCGCTGATCGCCGTGCAGTGGGGCCAGCCGGCGAAGGACGACAAGCAGTACTTCAACCAGCGGTCGGAGTGCTGGGGCAAAATGCGCGACTTCCTCGAGCACGGCCAGATCCCCGACGACGACCCGCTGAGCGAGGAGTTGACCAGCCTCGACTACGGCTACGACGCGAAA